TAACACTGCTGCACTGACAGTTAATATAGCTAACTCAACCATAATTAATAACGGTTCTATAACTGGTAAGGGTGGTGCTTTAGGTAATTCAAACCCAGGCGGTCATGCTATGTCTGTTACTGTTAGTGGTATCTCAGTACAAAACAACTCTGGTGCTTTCATCGCAGGTGGTGGTGGTAGTGGTAGTGGCTCTCAAGGTGGTGGTGGTGCAGGTGAAGCTGATACACCAGGTACTACAACAGTTGCCGCGTCAACACAAGCAACTACTTCTTGTTACGATGGAAGAGGTTGTTCTGCTGTAACTGGTGCTACTAACACAATAGGTAACTACTCAGTTCCATCTAACGGATATGGTTATCGGACGGTAGCTCCTGGAGGCCCACAAGGTGGTGGCGGTGGAACAGGTTCTACTGGAAGCATAGGCTTGAACTGTCTATACCTATCTGGCTTTGACCAACGTGGTAGAGCTGAATACGGTTGGGGTGGTTGTACTGCTACATACACCAACAACATCGGTACAGGAGGTGGTTCTGTTCTTAGTTCAACTTCAAACGCTAGTGGTGCTAACAGCAACGGTGGTGGCGGTTGGGGTACAGCAGGTAAAGGCGGTGGCGGTGCTGCAGGTAAAGCTATATCTGGTAACGGTAATACTATTTCAGTTACTAACACTGGTACTATCTACGGCGCAACGGCATAAAGGATTAAACTATGGCTGAGTTCTTACTAAAAAAAGACAGTTTCTATAAAATGGAAAGCCCTCGATTTGATGATTCAGATGTTTTGTTTATGGATCAAAATGGTCACATTAACTTACCAGAGGATGTTAAGTTAGTAGAGGTGGAGGAGCCTGAAGGCTTCTTCGTTTCTAAGGAAGTTAAAGAATATAGAAAAGCTATCTGTGATGGCTGTCCTAAAAAGAAGTTAAACCTCTGTACTTTATGTGGTTGTTTTTTACCTGCTAAACAAATAGTATCAAGCTTCTCTTGTCCAGAAGATAGATGGTAATAACTTTATTTAAATAAATATAAAATAGTACTTGACAGATGTGTCAAACATGTGTATAATTAACTTAAGGTTGCCCCCGATGTATATAGGTATACTATATGGTTATAGACAAGTACACAGCAGTAGTAGATGGTATTAGCTTATTGGAGTTAGGAGATATACACTCTTACTATACTCCAAGTCAAGTTAATACCTTTCTCCTACTTCCTATAGAACATGATAAGATAAGAATCTATTATGAAGATGATAAGCCTATAGGATTAATAACTTGGTGTTGGTTATCAACTACTAAGTCTGATCTCTTCTTAAACGACAAGTATGTACCTACAGAAGAAGATTACAAACAGAATACCTCAGATGAACTCTGGGGTATGGAATTTATAGCTCCTTTTGGTCACACACGTAAGATGATGAGAGCAATAAGGAAGACAACTACAGAACTATACGGAACCGCTAATCAAGTCCACTTCCGAAGATTCTATAATAGGAACAAGTTACACAAGAGGATGTTCTAAGAATGTATAATCCATTTTCAATGCAAAGAATACTTAATCCAGTTGGTTCTGGTATGATTACCTTCGGTGGAGGTGACGAAGAGGGTAAGAAGAGAGCGTCTAACAGACCTACTACTGCACAGCCAGTCACTAACACTAATACTGGTGCTGTTATAAAAGATAGTCAAGGTAATGCTGTAATGGGTGGAGACCCTGCTACCCTACAGGAAAGAGCTAATAACCAAGCTTCTTCTGGTGGCAGTGGTAATAGTAATCTACGACCACGTATTCCAGAAGGTCAACCATCTCCTGATCAACAGGTAGTTGTCCCTATGGCAGAACCTAGAGGTGGTACACCAACCGAAGGTGATGGAACAGTTGAAACAACGACAGCTCCAACTCAACAAGAGTCAGCTAAAGCACAGAGTGATAGAATTAAGAATGCTTCATCTAACATGATGGAAGCTTCTATAACATCTCCTGGGACTATGGCAACTACTGCCGCAGTCGATAAGATAGACCCTGCTGCTCAAGGAACTACCATTGCAGATGGTACTGGTGCACTAGACCCTAATGCTCCACAGATAACAGGTGGTGACAGCTTCAACGCAGCCTCTGTAGACCCTACTAAGGCAGCAGATAAAGTATCAGACGTTACTGATAATGTAGACGCTGTGCAAGGCTCTTTAGACCCTGCAGCTAAAGTTGCAGCAGAACAGAAAGACCCTACTACTCTTTCAGCTAAAGACTTAGAAGCTAGTCAAATAGACCAAGCTCAAGTAGTAACACCTGCCGCTAAGCGTACAATAGAATCAGGAGAGATGATCTCAGGTTCTGCAGTAGACATGGCAGCAGTTGATGAAGCTCTTGATATACAAGCAGCTCAAGCAGACCCATCAGCACAAGCTACAGTAAAAGGTCAACTAGGACAGTTGATGTTAGACTTCGATGGAACTAATCCTCCTGCATGGGCAGCAGGTGCATTACGCAATGCATCAGCACAGATGGCAGCTAGAGGTTTAGGTGCTTCATCTATGGCAGGTCAAGCCCTAGTACAAGCAGCTATGGAATCAGCAGTACCTATTGCTATGGCAGATGCTCAGACATTTGCTAAGTTTGAGTCACAGAACTTATCTAATAGACAACAGACAACAATGTTTGCAGCACAACAACGTGCTCAGTTCTTGAACCTAGAGTTCTCACAAGAGTTCCAAGCAAGAGTAGCTAATGCATCTAGGATAGCTGATGTAGCTAACATGAACTTTACTGCTGAACAGCAGATAGCTCTTGAGAATGCTCGTATGGCACAAACAGTAGACATTACTAATCTTAATGCTAAGAATGCTAAGATGATGTCAGATGCAGCAGCTATGTCACAAATGGACATGCAGAACTTAAACAACAGACAACAAGCGGCTGTAATGAATGCACAGTCTTTCTTAGCGATGGACATGAAGAACATGGACTTTGCACAACAAACAGCAATGTTTAAAGCTCAGTCTAACATACAAGCTATCTTTAGTGATCAAGCGGCAGACAATGCAGCTAAGCAGTTTAATGCAGCTAGTGAAAACCAGACTAACCAGTTCTTTGCTAACATGGCTACACAAGTACAACAGTTTAATGCAGGTATGACAGTACAACGTGATCAGTTTAATTCACAGAATGCTTTAGTAATTGCACAAGCTAATGCTCAGTGGAGACAGAACACAGCTACAGTCAACTCACAAGCACAGAACGTAGCTAACCTAGAGTCAGCTAAAGCAGCTAACATGTTTACACAACAGATGCTCGATACAGTATGGCAACGTGAACGTGATATCATGGACTACGCATTTAAGCAATCAGAGTCTGCAACAGACAGAGCACTTAGTGTATTCTTAGCTAATGAATCTAAAGAGTTATCTAAGTGGGAAACTAATCAAGCAGCAAAAGCAAAAGACAAAGAGGGTATGGGATACCTCTTCGGTCAACTTCTAGGAGGAATGTAATCATGGTTCCAATGAATAAAGGTATGTACCTTAAAAACTTAGAGATGGCTCGTAAAGCCTTAATAGAAAAGATACAGACATCTATCGGTGAGGATGCTCCAGAAGAGATGGAACAAGAAACAAGTGAATCAGGTCTAATGCGTCCACGTATGCGTCCTGAGAACATAGAGAGAACACCTGATCAAGAAGAAGGTATGGGCTTAGCTATGATGAGAAGCTTTCAGAAACCTAAGGCTAGACCAGAAGGTACTGACATGAAGAGCTTTGCTATTAAACTCAAAGACTCTGAGAGTAGTGGTAAGTCAGATGCACAGATTAAGTTAGATGATGGTCGTAAGATGACTGGTTCTTATCAATTCTCTGATGCTAGACTAAAAGACTTCATGAAAGCAGAAGGTATGGAGTTCTCTACAGAAACATTCAAACGTAAGCCTAAGTTACAAGAGAAAGTATTCGAATGGCATATGAAAGATATTGATTCTTCTATTGACAAATTAGATAAATCTGGTACAATGTCACGAGATGGTTTAAGAGCAGTAGCTCACTTAGGTGGTAAGACAGGTATGAAGAAGTTCTTCAAGACTAAAGGCAAGTATAATCCTGCTGATAAGTTCGGGACTAAGTTATCTGACTACTACAACAAATTCAAATAAAGGAATATGTAAATGATTATACCTGGACAGTCCCTGACTGCAGAGCCAAAGAACGCACCTTATGAGAATCCTCCTGAGTATACTACTGCAGAAGATGCTCTTATGTGGCATCTAACTCGTCTTCAAGATGAGAAACAGTTTCAAGCACTAGCAGATACTTTAGAACTAGGACTTGATGTAGTAACAATCACTGAAGGTTTATTAAGAGGTGCAGTACTTAACGGAAGACATAGCATCGACGTATCATTAGTTATAGCTCCTGTTATACACGAGTACATTACATCTACTGCTGATAAACTAGACATTGATTACGATGAAGGTTTACCTGACGATTCAGAAGAACGTGAAGCAATCGAATACCAGATCAACGAGAAGAAAGCTAAAGACATGCTTGCTGAGTTGGATATGGAAGTTGAAGACGAAGAAGATGAAGAGCCTATGCAAGAAGAGTTACCAATGGATATGCCTATGGAAGAACCTAAAGGTTTAATGGCTAGACGAGGAGAAGAGTTATGAGTTTCTGGGCAGGTGTAGCATCGGGCTTTAAAGACGCTAAAGCAGCGAAGGCAGAGAAAGAAGAACTAGAAGCACGCAGAGCAGAACGTCAAGCTACTTTTGAATATAACAAAGGTAGAGATGAGAAAGCTGATGCAAGGTA